CCCTTGACAGAGGAGGTCGCGAGTTCAGAGGCCTTTATCACGACTCCGACCCAAATCAAAGAAACGAAAACGGGAGGACTAAAAGCGGTTTATATAAAATATTTATCCCAGCATACGAAGCCCTTGAGGGATTCTTTGACCAGTACGGGATGCCTATTATAGAAGACCCAGCGGCACCAACAATTACCGAGGACGGTACGTTCACATCCATCGGGGCAAGGACATTCTTGAAGAACGAACGCAAGGGCCAACAGCATAACAGCTACGAGCTCAACGAGATTATTCGTCAGTTTCCCTTTACCGAAGACGAGGCGTTTCGAGACTCTACAAAAGCATCGCTGTTTAACATCACCAAGATTTATGAGCAGATTCAATACAACGATGAGCTGTTCCCCAACCCAGTGGTGATTGGTAACTTTTGTTGGGAAAACGGAGTTCAAGATACCAAGGTAATGTTTAAGCCAGACCCCAACGGAAGATGGCGCATCACGTGGATGCCACCTGTTGAGCTTAGAAACAAAATTCAGGTAGAGCGAAATCAGAAGGTTGCCCCTAACGACTTCCTTGGGTGTGGCGGTGTTGACTCCTATGACCTTGACGCAACAACAGACGGACGCTCTTCAAAGGGCGCCTGCCACCTGATGACTAAGTTCAATATGCAGTACCCGTCGAATATGTTTGTGGCAGAGTACGCGTCGCGACCCCCGCTGGCGAAAATATTCTATGAAGACGTTCTGATGGCTTCGGTATTTTATGGCTTCCCCCTATTGGTGGAGAACAACAAATATGGCATTGTACGATACTTTGAGTCAAGAGGATATGATGGATATTTAATGGCAAGGCCGGCACATCTCTCCTCTACCTCCGCGCACGTGACGGTAAAGACAAAGGGAATCCCATCCAACAGCCAAGACGTCATTCAGGCTCACGCTCAGGCTATTGAGGCATACATCTACCACCACGTGGGCTCTAACGACGAGAGTGGCCTGTTTGGAAAAATGTATTTCAACAGAACCCTTGAGGACTGGATTAACTTTAAGATTGACGACCGAACTAAGTTTGACTTAACAATATCCGCTGGCTTAGCGCTGATAGCCGCTCAGAAGGTGGCCCCAGAAAAGCCAAAAGCTAATTTTAACGATAAAGTGTTTTTTCGCAAGAGTCGAGAAATCAGACGTTAGATATATCTGTATATTTGCACAATAACGGATATTTTAATATGTCGGATTACAATTATGTGAGTAGCAACGTAAACTTCCCTGACCCATTGGCTAATCACGCCAAGAAAGTCACGAAAGAATACGGATTGCAGTACGCGAAAGGCGTATACTCTCAGTGGGGCGGAGTCAATACCACTGGGTCTTTATACAATATCCGTTGGAAGGAGTTTCAAATTAACAGGGACTACGCCAACGGCACACAAGACACGAACATCTATAAGCAGATACTTACCTCCCTCGACCCAAACAACGGGGATGGAGCGCTTCTCTCTATTGACTGGTCACCGGTGCCAATCATTCCGAAGTTCGTTAAGATTGTAGTCAACAAAATACTTGGCACGGCACCCTTTCCTAACGTGGAGGCCATTGACCCAATATCACAGACGGAAAAGGATAGGGAGCGGGCAAAGATTAACGCCGCTATCAAAAACAAAGAAATGTTTGCAGAGGCAAAGCAGCTTGGACTAAAGACTGTTGTTGACCCAGACGCATTACCCGAGACGACAGAAGAGGCTGAGATTTTCTTCGAAACTAGCATTAAAACGCAGGCAGAGATTGCCGCGCAGATTGCCACGCGCCTAACGCTTAACTGGAATGACTTCAACGAAAAGATTTATCGTAGAAACGTACAGGATTTAGTGGAGGTAGGGATGGCTGTCGTTAAGCGTAACAACGACCCGAACTACGGCATAAAGGAGGACTATGTTGACCCAGCGTATTTTATACATAGCATCACCGACGACCCGAACCTTAGCGACTGCACCTATATGGGGCACATTAGGAACGTGTCGATACAAGAGCTAAAGCGTATGGCTGGAAACCAATTCACCGAGGACCAGTACAAGCAAATGGCTAATAGCATCGTCAATAACTTTGGCAACAATCCAGATAAGCTGTCTGAGGCGTACTACGACTCTTCTCTTGGCGTGTATCAGTACGGATACGACCAGTACACCGTCTCTATCCTTGAATTTGAATTTCTTAGCGTAGACGACATTGTTTTCGAGAAAAAAGAATCTAGGTTTGGAAACATAGGATTCTACTACAAGGGCTATGAATACAAAGCCCCATCTCAGTCTGTCTATGACCGGGAGCCTGTCTATATGCAGAATGCCACTATTTATGGCGGTAAGTACATTGTGGGTACAGAATTCTTGTTTGACTACGGCCTAAAGAAAAACATCCCAAAAAACATTCACGACCTCAGCAGGGCTAGGTTCTCATACAGCGCCATCGCGGTAAACTTGCGCCGTATGATTCCTAAGAGCTTGGTGGGCAGCGTTATCACTTTTGCCGACCAAATCCAGATTACCCACCTAAAGCTTCAGCAGTCCATTGCCAAGGCAAAGCCTGACGGCTTAATCGTTGACATCGAGGGACTTGAGAACGTACAGCTTGGACGAGGCGGAGAACTTCAGCCTCTTGAAATCCAAGACATCTACGAGCAGACGGGTGTGTTCTACTATCGCAGTAAAAACGCAGACGGTGGATTCCAAAATCCTCCAATCAGAACCCTTGAAAATGGTATAAGGAACATCAACGAGCTCATCACCATCTACAACCACGCGCTGCGTATGATTCGTGACGCTACGGGCATCAACGAGGTTATGGACGGAACAAGCCCCAAGGGGGAGCAGCTAGTTGGCGTTAGGGAGCAGGCAATGCAAGCCTCTAACAACGCATTGTACGACATTACCAATGCATCTATGGTGCTGTTCCGTAAGGTATGCGAGGACATCGTTAAGTGTCTTCAAATCCTTCCCCCAGAGTCTGTTGTCTTTAAGGCATACGAGAACGCTGTGGGTATGGAGAATATGAAAGTGCTATCTTCTTTTAAAGACTTGCCGATGTACAATTTTGGGGTAAGGGTGGTTACGGAGATGAACGACCGAGACCGTGCATACCTAGAGGCCAACATTCAGGCGGCCCTTTCTATTGGAGAGATTAATCTTGAGGACGCTATCGCTATCCGTCAGCTGCGTGATGTAGACCAAGCTGAAAGGCTGTTGGTGGTGCGCCGTAAGAAGCGCATCCGCGAAAAGCAAGAGCAGTCCTCTCAGAACTCTCAGATGCAGGCTCAGATGAACATCCAGACTGCGCAGGCTTCCTCTCAGGGCAAAATAGAAGAGCTTAACATTGGCAGCCAAGTTGAGCTTGTCAAGATTCAGGCAGATAAGAATGCCAAGCTTGAGCTTCTTGATAGGGAGTATGCTCTAAAGATGGAGTTGGAGAAGTTGAAGCTTGGGGTAGGCAGTATGCAGCAGCAGAGCGCCACCGCCCAGAAGGCGGAGCTAGAGACCGAGAAGGAAGATAGAAAGGATGAAAGAGTTAAGAAGCAAGCGATTGAACAGAGCAAGCTCATCTCTCAACGTAAAGGCGAGCGCCCCGAGCTTACTGAGGAGCAAGAAGATGATGTGATGAAAATTTTGCTTGGAAAATAATGTTATATTTGTAGAGAATTAGCGTTTTCTCTTTAACCTTTAACCTTTACCATTGTGAGCTATTCAAACATTACCAACCCAGCTAACTTCCAGCTTGCCGCTTTTGGGCAGAAAGGATTTCGCAAGATAACCAGCGCATCCACCCCCGTTGCGGGTGAGGAGTACCGAGTGGTGTACGCCCTTCAGGATTCAACAGTAAGCGTTGTTTCGGAAAGCGGAGACAGTCTAACGAGTCAAACTCTTTTAGCTGGAACTGCCGTTTATGGTTTATTCACTAGCGTAGCCTGTGCCTCTGGTTCAGTGCTAGCATACATAGCTTAAGAGATGCTCGGCCTTGGGATGCAGCTCTTCAATAGATTGGGCCAGTCCTTAAACACATACATTGAGGTGGTGTGGAATACCAGTATCCAAATTTGGAACACCTCTACAGATACTTGGAATACGTAATGGAAATGTGTTCTATCTATATGATTTCTTGCGGCGACAGCAAAAAGGTATACATAGGTGTAACTAAAAAGCCCGTAGGCAAAAGATTGTCTGAGCACATCCAAGAGTCTAAGAATAAGATTGCGGAAAATAAAAAGACAACGTATAAGAATAATTGGATTAACTCAAAAATAGACAAGGGCTTAGAGGTGGAGGTACATCAGATTGATTTAGTGCCAATCTCTGAGTTTTCGTTTTGGGAGCGTCATTATATATCTCTGTTTAAGAGCTGGGGATTTACGCTTATGAACCTCACCGAAGGCGGAGAGGGAATCTTTGGGTACAAATTCAACGAGGAGTCAAGGCTTAAGATATCAGTGTCTAAGTCTGTAGATGTCTATGAGGTTGACGAAAACTGCAATGTTTTAAATCACTTCAAATCAACTTCAGAAGCCGCAAGGTTCCACAACATAAGCAAAGGCTCACTTCGGAAACACTTGTCTGGAAAGAACAAGAGTTGTGCGTCTCGAGTATTCACTTATTCACTGGATTACTTAAATCCAAAAGAAATTAAGTCTATCTTTGCAACGATGGAATCAAGACACAAAAGGCCAGTAGTGCAGTACGACACCGATTGGAATTACATTTCGGAGTATGGCTCTATTTTTAGTGCAGCAAACAGCATAGGCTTAAAAAACGACTCCCACATAGGAGAGGCTTGCTTAGATAAAAACAAAACTTGCTACGGCTATCGCTGGGCTTTTAAACAATAGGATATGGGAACTGCACTAACAGGATTAGAGATTAAGGATACCTATGATGGTCTCGTAAAAACTACGGACAACGGGCCAATCGGAGCAACGGCTAAATACCTATCTGATGGCTTGGGCAATGATTCGGTTCTTGCTCTTTCTACGGCACAGGTTGGTATTGGTACGAGTACGACTTCTGCAAGATTGGGTGTTGATAATGCTTTAAATGTTGGAGTACAATCGCTATCAAGCGACCCAAGTGCAGCAAGTGTTTTCTTGAGTAACACAGGAACGAGTGTTGGTTTAGCAATAGCAACCTCCAATAACAATTTGTCTTACTTACAAGGTCGTCAAAAAACGGGAACGGGAAATGCTTTTGATATTGCTTTGAATCCACTTGGAGGCAACGTAGGCATCGGCACGAGTTCGCCTTCTGCTAAACTTACTATTTCAACGGGTGTTGTAGGAGTTATGGCATCTTTTACGGATGCAGTTGCTCAAACTTTATCTCTATTGACGGGTAGTGGATTTTCTGCCATCAACAATCCAAGTGGTGGCGATGTTGCGATTCAGATTGGTGGCACAGAGCGAGCAAGAATCACGTCAAACGGCCTAACCTTCAACGGGGACACCGCAGCAGCCAACGCCCTTGATGACTACGAGGAGGGGACTTGGAATATAGTTGCGACTCCATCAAGCACGGGAAGTATTACGCTTGATGCAGGTGTAAATCAGGGTTACTACACTAAAATAGGCAGACAAGTTACCTGCACGGGCTTGGCAGAGGTGTCTTCAGTCAGTTCACCTACGGGAACGGCAATTCAATTTTCAGGACTTCCATTTGCTATAGCCCCAAGAGTTGCTGAATATGAAATGCGTATTGGTGGTTCCGTTACCTATAATGGGGCATCAATTTTGGCTTTACCATACACGGGAACTGAATTATCCTCATTTATCAATGTGTATATAAATGCAAGCACGGTCTCTGCGGGTAATCAGTTTTACTTTTCTTTTACCTACTTCGTATAAAAAATAAAACAACAAAAAAATGATTGAAGAAGTAA